ATAACTGTTGTATCGGACCCTGCGGGATCAAGCTGCGTCTCCGTTAATGAATGCTCAGTAACCGCATCAGCGTAAACGACTTCAATTTCTGCGGAGGTTGTAGCAGGAGGATACACAAAAAATTCTTTAGGCTGACGGTTGTCGTACATGTAGTGCTGAATATTAACTGTACCTGTTTCTGCGTGCCATGTGGGGCGCTGGTCATCTAAAACGGACCTTGAGACTATCCTGATTGCTTGCTTGTTTGAAGAAGCCGCAAGGTTTCGAGTGACATCTATTAGTTTCAAACCGGAAGCAAACTGAGCAGTCAGACTTTGCCTAGAACCTGTTGCACAAGTAAAAGTACCTGTTTTAGCGTTTGCATCAGGGCGCAGAAGAATAATCGCAAGGTATGCTTCATTTATCCAGCTCTGAAGTTCGGTTCGTGGCCAACGAATGTTAGTATCTTGGAGCACATGCTCAACGTTACGGATAATATCAATGACCTTAACTGTCGCCATCTTCCCATGCCTCATTTACATCAGGGGTGCTTGGATCGTCAGCTTTCAGTCTGCCGTCAGATGTCCTTGCACGTTTGCGCGTAGTTGCTTTTTTCTTGGGCTTAGTTGCAGGGGCAGACGCAGGTTTTTGTTTAGCTGCAATAGCTTTCCCTGCCTCGTTTAGCTGAAAGATGCTATCAATGATTTCTCCGACAACAATCGGTTCATCATCTATACGCACTACTGCTTGATTGCTTACAATATCGCCGCCTAAAGCATCGACAAGTTCATACACGTCCATAGGCTTCTCCTTTGTAGAAGGAGGGGGCAAACCCCCTCCAATCGCTACTTATTAAGTAGCTGACCCTACAATGGCGGTGCACAAGGCTTCGTTTTTCAGAACTTTGCGTCCATAAACCGCTAGACCGCGAACCTTATCGCCGAAGTCTGTTTGGTTACGAAGTGCTTCAGTTTTGTTAATCTGAGAAGCAAATGAACATGCGTGCTTTGTACCCGCAACCATCATGCGGCGGGCTTTAGCATTTGATAGCGTTGCACCAGAAGATGTTGCTGATAGTCCCGCAACCATAGCCTTACCCGCAGCGCCTTTTGGCAACAGGTTTGACACGTAAACTGTAAAGCGGTCCAACATTCCGATTTTGCCGGTGCGGATGGTGCTTGACGCATCACCAGTGAAGTACGCTTGTGCAATATCAGTTTGCATCAGAAGTTGACGATCAAATGGCGTAATAATTAGCCAGCGGCCATCTTCGGGAACGTTTTGTTCATCCAGTGCTGCAGACATCTTCAAGATCGTATTGAGAACATTTGCGGGTGTTGATTCATCAACTGGAGCTGTGTCAGTACCGAGGTTGTACCCCGCAGATTTTGCTCCTGCTGTTGCGCCTTTGTTTGCGGCAGCTGCGCCTTCAGTAATAAAATACTGAAAGAAAACGTCGTTTTCGATGGCGATTTTCAACTGTTTTGCAGCGTCGTCTGTGAACATGTTCATAAGGTCCATGTCCGCTTGGTGCGCAAGAACGTCGTTAACGTGTACACTAAAGTACTTACCTTGGTCGATCTGCATATCAACAGTGATCGGGGTTGGCACTTCATCGGCCAGAGTCATGCCTGCGCCAGTGTAGTTGTTAATGGTGATTGATGGCGCGGTACGAATAGTAATCGTGTCGCCTTGATTTCTGATTTCGCCCTCCCAATCAGTGTTGGCAATTTCAGTCATCATAGTGTTTGCATAAAACTTAGCATTGAGCTTCTGTGACCAGAGCTTAGGGATAAACGTACCCGAATAAGACGGGTTCGTATCAAATGCGCCGGAGCTTACGACGGGGAATACAGCTGCCATTTAGGCCTCCTATACGTTTAGTGGTACGCAGCTGCTGTATTTATGGTCGAACTCGGCCTTCAACGTACGCAGCTGACAGTTCTGCTTCAAGTTTTGCCGCCTCTTCGATGCTTCCCCGGCGCATCATCAACGAAACTTTGTTCCAAGCTGCATCCATTTCTCTTGCAGAATACAATTTAGAATTTGAGTTTGTCGGTTGTTTTACCGAGTTTGCACTTCGAGTCGGAGCGACCTGTTTCTCAAGCTCTGCTTGTCGTTCTGGCTTCTCAGGAGCAGCTGGTTCAGCTAACGTCTTCTTCCATAACTTTACGTAGTGAGCTACGGCTTCTGCGTCACCTGCATCAAATGCGGCCTGAGCTTGAACTCTACGCGGCCCCCTAAGCATGGGATCATGCTCGTTTAGCCACTTCATCCAGCGATCATCTTGGTCAACTTCGGCAAAGTCTGGAACTAGCTGTGCTAATCTTTGACTAAAACCGACCTCACCAATCTGGCTACCTGTCTTTGCAAGCTGGTCTTGCAATTCTTTGATAACCGCTTCTTGTTGCTCAAACCGGTCCTCGTATTCTTGAGAAACCTCTCTTGCAATTCGACGCTGGACATCCAGAAGTTCTTCGCCAAACTCGGCTCGTTCTTCATCGGTCACTAAACTGACTTTCTCCTTCGGCTTTGTCGGTTCGGCTTTTTTTGCAGTAAGTTCTTGTTTTAAATGCTCAAGTTGCCCTGTTAGTTCACGCACTTGTTTGTGCAATCTAGGAACTTCAGCATCATATTTACCTAGTAAGGTATCGTACTTCTGCTTAAAACCGTCATCCTCTACGTCCGTCGGCGACGTGTCAGCTGGCTTCGCTTTGTCAGGCTTAGGCGCTGGTTCTGTCTCACTAGCTTCTTCCGCTTTAGTATCCAGTTCTTCAGAGGCTTCCTCTTGTGGTTCCTCCGGATTATTCTGGGCTAAGAGCGCTTTTTCTAGTTCTTCTACTTCCTCAAGCTGCTTTTGTACCTGCTTAGGCAGAGCCATATTTTTCTCCTTAAAGCGTCAACTCCGTGTTGCAGCGCCCGTAGGTATGCTGCGCCAACGTATGGTATGCTTCGTCATGCTCTTACGAGCGCCTTGCTACCTTTGACGATTCTTCTATCGCCGAAAGTAGGTCTTGAAATGCTTCAGCCCGACCTTGCAAACGGTGGATTGTGACCGTGTCGTCTGCTTGTATAAGCCGCGCTGCCGCTTTTTTAATCTCGCCCTCTAAGAAGGCTACGAATGGATTGGCCGAACCTGCCTCTTTGATCTTTAGCAGCGCTTGAACGTGCTTCACATCAGTTAGATTCAAATCAATCATTACTGAAATCCTACTTTAAATGTGTTAACGTGTCAACACATAGGCTTATCGGCCGTTAGGCCTTGCGCTCATTGTGTTACTTGCACGCCCACCTTGCTCAGAACCATCTTCCTGTAAGTTAGCTGCCTGCTCTAGCGCTTGCTGCTCCATCATCATCTGTTGTTGCATCATCTGCTGCTTTTCAACATCTTCTCTAGAAGGGACAAGACGATCAACATTGGTGTTAAGATTACTGGCCATATCCCGGAGGAGTTCAGCCGTTCCCGGCAAACCAACAATCTGTTGTGCAACAGGGCTTTCCAGTACAAGACGGAGGAACTCATTCTTACGAACAGCCTCTGCTTCTTTAACGACCAGCGACATCGCGCCTCTTGCAAGTATTTGTACATCACCAATCAAATCCGGATCATCTGCGTAACGTAGGTTTCTCTGGTATTGCCGCTCAAGCATGGGACGAATTACGTCAAAGTCTATGTTGGCAATAACTTGTTTAATGGACTTCCCAGCATTGCTCATAAGCATGGAAAGCCCAGAAGATGTGCGTCCCGCACCCGGCACATGAGCACCTGTCATGTACTTTGGTATGCCGGACACTTCGTCGGCCAGAACCATAAACTTATCAAACACCGCCATAAGCTCGGCAGCATTGGAATTTGGCTGAAAAAACGTAAGGGGCGGGGAGGAATCGTTGTAGTCTGACTGTCTAAACTGCCAGATTTTCCACGGGTACATCTGAGTGATGTCTTCTCCGGCGGGGAGCCTACTGATGTTCACGCCGACCTGTGGACCGGAGCTTATACCCATATTGTTAGCTAACGCACGAGCAGCGGCGTTGCACATATTCTGGGCGTCCATACAGAGGTCGGCGACTCCGTTACCGTCCAATCGACCGGGAATTTTTTCGAAGGAAGTAACGTAGTAGGGTTTACGCCCAAGCGGGTCGTAATTCAAAACCGCACGAATTACCGTGTTATTTACCATCCAAACTTCGCAGGGGTATGACTTCTGCGGGTCAGGAATTTCTTCCTCAGACAGACCCCAATCGAGAAGCAAATTGCCGGGAATTGAATCCCAAAGCTGTATAGCAGCCACCACATCGGAGCTTGCTTCATCAAAATCTAAACTCGTGACTTCCTCGTAGTCGCTGCTATCACTGTCGAGCCAGTCAAACGAACCAGACCCAAAATCCACCAACAGGGACCGGACAGACGCCTCGTCGTAGCCTTCCATGCCAATCATATTCTCGACATCGTCTCGCGTAAGGTGGTGTATCTCAATTATAGGCATAGACTGGACGTCATCGCCCCACGGCGCCCAATAAAACTTGAACGGATCAACG